CGGCACACATACTTTATTACATTACCTTGAAAGAATGACAAGTCATTCTTAGAAATAAATTCATAAGGTTGAATGTGAAAATCTTTGTAGTGATTCCCGCCTATCTGTTTATCTTGTGGAAATGCTTCATCAAACATATTTTTATTTGTCATACTTTACTCCTTTAAGTTATTGTGGTAGTTGTTGGTTTAACGGGCATGATAATCTTTTGGGAATCGAAGGCCCCGAACCAACGTCGCTCGTTAAAGCGCGAAGCTACCACTCTCCGCTGAGACTTTCCTTCTATCCCGATCGGTTGAAAGTTACAAAGAATAGCCATAACGCTCCTTCTTTGGTTTCAATAAGTACAAATTTTCTTTAGTTCTGGTAATACCTACATACCAAACTCTATGTTCCTCATTTGATTTCTCTTCATTATTTTCAATTGAATCTCTAATTTTTTTAGCGTTATCTAACACAACAATTACATTTTCACATTCACCACCTTTTGCTGCATGAATAGTTGATACTTCTATCCTTGGATCTGGTGATAGTTTTTCACCATTAGATAACATTGTTCTTATATAATAACATTCATCTTGATCTGCTTTTGTAAATACATTGTACCAAAGATCATCTGGTAAATATCCAAAATCAGATAGTTTATATAAAGCTTGTGTTTCTTTAAATTTTGGTGAACGCGATACGTATTCAGATAATTCTTTTGCATCAGCTAATGATAAAGCGCTACCTTTACAAAGATGACTAAAGTTTAGAATAGCTTTGTATAATCTTGTATTGTAACTTTTACCAAATCTATTTTTAAAATATAAATTGTTTTGTCTTAATTGTTTTGAAATTTCATCTGAACGATATGTAGTTCTAGTTAATATTAACCAGTTACCTTTAGTTAAATCTATATGATCCATATTATATATATGTTGAACAGAACCTTGAATACCTTTTTTAGGTAAATAATCTTTTCGTTTTCTAACAGTAATTCTTTGCAATATAATATCTGTTAATTCTTGTACTGCTGGTGGTATACGATTTGAATAATTTAATATCTCTTCTTCTGCAGGTTCATTTAAAAATCTATTAACATCCGCTCCTGCCCAGGCAAATATGGCTTGGTCATCATCACCAGCTAAATAAATATCTTTTGATTTTTCTTTTAATACATCAAACATTCTCCATTGTATTGGAGATAAATCTTGAGCCTCATCAATAAATACCACATCAAACTCTTTACATTTTTCTTTTTCATCTACAAATTTTGTAATCATATCATTAAAATCATAAAGGGTATCACCTTTAAAATGATTATAATTTAAGTAAACATGACCTAATGTTTCATAATCTAAATCATCACTGTATTCATTTGTATTAAATTCATCTTCTACAGAAATATTTTTAACTCTAGCTTTATTAATTAATTTGAAATATTCACTATTGAAATTTAAATAACCAGATTCATCACCTGAATCTGTCACTCTTAAATTTAATTCTTTACCTATTTGTTCATAATGTACTGGTTGTAAAACATTTTCTTCACTCATACCCAATGTATGAAATGCAAACGAGTGTAATGTTTGAAAGTTTCTTAAATCTTTCTTATCTAAATCAGAATTTCTTTCGAGCATTCTATCTTTAGCTTCATTAGCTGCTTTTCTAGTAAATGCAAAGTAACCTATTTTATTTAAGGGAGTACCTTTTTTAATATACTCATCTACATAATTTAATAATGTAGTTGTTTTACCAGTACCTGGAGGTCCAAAAATCTTTTTAATCATTAGAAATTACTTTCTCTCTTTTGTATAACTTGTTCTTTTGGTTTCTCTTCGTCAGATAATAATTCAGGAAACTTATTTAAAGATATTTTAACAACATTAACTGGTGGATTAGATTTTTCTTGACCTGCTGATTTTGGAAATCTTTTTTGATTAGTAAAATCTGCTTCAAATAATTCTTTCATCATTTCTCCAGTAACCATTCTATTATCTTTCCATTCTTTATTTTTTAAAGTATTAAAAAAAACTTGCATAAACAAAGTATGCATGACTATCTTCAATCAATACTGCTCCTGTTTTAAATGACGCGTGAGTCTGTGCTTTTGGTCCATTTAAATAAGTCAATAAATATTCCTCTAATAGTTCTTTTGGTGTTGTACCTTTTGGTGGAGGTGTTGTTAATTTAGGTGGAAATAAATTATCTAATATATCTTGAAATTCATTTTGTTTTATTTTTGGTGGAACCATGTCTGCTGCTGCACCAATAATTGCTCTAATATTATCTAGTTCAATAATTTGTTTTATATTTTTTGCTCTTACTTCTTTTGTAGTTTGTCCATCAGATAATGTTACATTAAATGTATATTGTGGTTCAGGATAAGTTATTTTCTGTAATCCTGATAATGCTGGGAAAACTCTTTTTTTATCTGATAAATATCCAAAAGCTCTCTTACGACACTCTGCTTTCATACATACTGGTTGTATTGGATCTTCAGTACAAGTATGTCCTTTAGTTTCTCTAACCCAAGATTTTAATTTCTTTTTAGTTTTATCTTCCGACCAATCTATAACTCCATTTGCATCCGGCTTAAAATATTTACCCGGTGCTGCAATAACCATTTTTTCCCAATCATCTGGATATTTCTTTTTAGCAAACACCATGTAGTTATATAAAAATCTATCTCTACCATCTGTTAATGGTTCTTTAGTTAATATTTGTAAACAAGGTGGACCATCATTAAATTCTTCTGCTCCACCATTTAATAAAGATCTGGTGTGTTCTATTGTAAATTCTTCTAATTCATCTGCAGTATAAGTATTAGCATCTATTACATCTATAAATTGATCAAATGTAAATGTTGTACCATCTAAATTAAATCCAACTCTTTCTGTTTTATTGTAATAAGGTAAATTAATATATTGACCCATGTTCCATTTACCTTCAGCATCTTTACCTAATTCTGTTTGCTTAGGATATATTTCAATATTGTTTGGAAGTTTTAATGTAAGTAGTAATCCTTCTAAAAAATTTCTTATTGCAACTGCTCTTATTTTTTCTTTAACAAATAAATATAAATGAAGTCCACCACTTTTAGATTTAACTGGAACAATTGGTAATTTATGTTCTGAAATAATATCTAAATATTTTTTATATGGAAAATTAGAATAACTATGTTGCTTATCATCAATATCTATAGCACCAAATTGTGCCATACCTTTATCATCACATGGTTGAATACCAATTGATTGTCTACCATTTAAATGATCTAAATAATCTTGATCATTAATTTCTCTATGTGCCCAACCATAAACTGGTCTAGCTTTACCTGTACTTGGATCTATTGATAATTTTTTTAAATTAGCTACACCAAAGTTTCTTTGTAATCCTGAAAATATTTCTATAAATCTTTTTTCTTTATTCATAAACTGTCTCTAGTTTATGTGGGCGATTGCTCGCCCACACATAAAATGATTTAGAAGTTAGAAGCTTCACCTTTAGCAGAGTCATTAGACTCGCCATGTTTAACTTTAACATCACCTTTTGATACACTATCAGAAAAAGACTTAGCTTGTTGATACAATGCAGAATCTTGCACTGGACCAATCTTACTAACTTCCCAACCAAACCATGTACCTTTATCATTTGACTGTTGAGTAGTTCTCAACTTATATGTATGACTGTAAGATGCTGGAGTGAACATACCGTTCTTTCCTTTCATCTTTATACTAACCATCATACTATTCCATTTTCTACTAATCTTTAATTGCGTCGATTTCATGGCAATTAAAGCTGTAGATGGAGTATTACCTAGAACAACTACAAAATGACTTGCAGTCTTTTCGATATAATTACCATTTGGTAATCTATCTTTATAAGATGCATCTCTTGTAGTTTTAGTCATGATATCACTATGAGACGGGTGAATAGCAACTGGTGCTCCAGAACCTTCGCCTCTATCTTGCCATTCAATGTATTCTAACTTGTAATGACAAGGAACGACTTCAATTCCTTTTTCACCGTCGAACAATTCACCAGTAACAGAGTTGTAAATCATTCCAGGTTCTGCACCTTGAACATATTTACCATCTCTTTTATTTACTTCTGGAGATAATTGTCCGAGTATTTTTAAGAATGGTAATGCTAAATCTTCATGAGTTAGGTTATCCACTCCTTGGTTTGCATCTGCTTCAAACATATTAACAGATAGCGCACCTGCATTAACTTTTTCAGTTACTGCATTATTGTTTCTTGGTTCTTGTTTCTTTATTATTTGTTCTTGAGACATATTTATTCCTCCTATGCTCTTGTTATTTTGGTTCTGTTTCCTGCGAACACATTAAAAAGATCAGAGGGCATCTCTTGCCCAGATTCGAGACGCTCTCTGACCAACGCTTTAAGTGTCATAGGTTCAACCTTTAACTTCTGGGTAGGTTGATAGCCTTGACCTTGTGCAAGGACAGCGTATTCTGCCGCCTTGTTATCCTCGTTACGACCAAAGGAAACAGTAACCTCATTTTTAATAAGATCACCCAGGCCGTTATCACGAAGCCATTTAAATGCTTCTTCCTTTTTTGCTACAGGAATTGAAGCACCGTAGACGGGTTTAATTTCTATTGCTGACCCGTCTGCTAATTTCATTGTACTAATATTCATTTCAGTCATCATAGTTGGTATGACTTCTCCTGAAAGA